CCGAATAACCATCACGTCCTGTTACTGATTCATGGTGTAAACGTACCCATTCCATTACTGCTTGAGCGCCTGAGGGAGTAATAGGGTCAAACAGGGTGAATGTTAAATCGTTCCACTTTAATTTACCTTTAATTTTACGGTAAACGTTTATATGGTTTAATACGATTTCTTCTTGTGAAAAACCCATACCGCTTACTCCTTTGATTATGTAAGCAGGAATACCGTCCACATAAAGAATAAATCTGTTCTTTAATTTGGGTTCAAACGCGGTAAAAAATATTTGATTTGGATCTAAGATTGCCATTTTTTATTTATTTATTTTTGTTTTGTTATAAATATTCTATCCTTTAAAAAATTAACCTGGGAATGTTGCGCCTGTAGGAGTAACGTTGAAATCCAAGTAAATAAATTCAGCTGTTTTGGTCGGTTGTAAGTAAATTTGACCAATTAACTGATTTCTATCAATTGTTTCAGCGTTGTTGTTTGAATCATCCATAATTACTTTAAAAGCATACAAACCTTGTTGTTGTTGTACTGATTGTAAGTATGGGTTAACTGCTGCTACGAAGTTTTGACGAGTTGCGATTGTATTTTGTTCAAATACTAAGTTATTAGCAATTTCACTAATTCTAGTTTTAAGAGCAATTAACAAACGACGAACGTTTACACGATCAAGAGCAGACGATTTAGTTTGTAATGTCTTTTGACCATATACTACAACTCCAGTTCCCGGGAATGTTGCAATTGGGTTAACTTTATTTTGATATAAATTATTTCTATCTGTTTGAGTTAATTTCTTTTCTGCCCTAACAGCATTTAAAATTCCACCACGATTTAAACCAGCAGGTGCAAACCAAGGAGCAGCAATAGTATCGTTTTGAACATATACTGAAGGAATCATTGTTGAAGCAGGTACCCAAGTAAATTCACCAGTGATAGGATCTACTGTTTGAATCCAAGGCCAATAAGTAGCAGCATAAGAAGTATCTACTGAATTAGCAGTGTTTGTTGATGATGCAACTGTTCCGCCATAAAGTTCAGTATCAATTACTGCAATTGCATCTCCACGGTTTTGAGTATTGTTGATTAAATTAGTTAATTGAGCTTTACCGTTTGCATTACCATAAGTTAAACCAGGAACTGCAATCACGTTATAAGCATATTCATCAGCATTTGACATTAAAGTAATTGCTGTTGAATAGTTAGCAGCTGTAAATCCTTGAATGTTACTGTCTGTAATATAATTGTAATAATTAGCGGCTGCTGAACCTGAAATTTCACCTAATGCTGAACCAAAAGTACCACTAATATTTAAAGGGATAGAAGCTGTGTAAGCATTAGAAGCAACAGTACCTACGTTATTAAAGTAGTTTGGAGTTTTCTGTGCTACGGAAGCTACGGTTACATAATTACTTCTGTTAGGATAGTTTCCATTAGTATTAATGTATAAATTATCTGAAGAAGTAGAAAATGTTTGGTTACCAATTACTTTTTCAATGTAGTTAGCTTGAGTAGGGTCTAATGATAAGTTGGGCCAAGTTTCTAATACTGTAGGAACAGGTGCTGTATCGTTACCTTGTCTAATTAATAAAGTAAAAGTACCTGAAGCGGTATTAGCGTTAACAATTTGCCAACGAATATTATCTTTAGTACCATTTACTAATGAACCACTAACTCCTTCTGAACCCGTACTGTTTTGATTTGAGCCCCAACTTAAAGTTTGTAAAGTAAATGAAGCTGAGGTTGGGTTAAGGAAACTTCCAATTGTTGATGCTGAACCAGAAGTAACAGCAGGGGCAAAAGCACCTGAAGCAATTCTAGTTACCCATAAGCTGGTTCCACCATTTTGGAAATAATTGTAAGCAGCGGTAGATGTAAGAAAAGTATATTGACTTGACCCGCTAATAAAACTACCTCCAAAAAAAGTTAAATACTCAGTATAACTGGTAATTCGTTTTGGAATATAAGGTTGACCTTTTACAGTAGGACCTATAATTGCTGCTCCAATTGCAGCAGGTATATTGGAGGTAACTGTTAAATCGTTTTCTCTTGCTAGTACGCCTGGAGATAAAAGTGTTTCTGCCATTTCTAATTTATTTTATTTGTTTATAAATATGTTAAAATTGTTCAAAAGTTCATTTAGAAAAACTTATTTAACAGAAACCTTTACAATAATAAATATACCAAAAAAACTAAAAATATTAGTTTTCGTTAATGTTTATTAAATACCATCCTACTGCTGGGAAAATAGTTCCTGATGGTGTATTAACATATTGGAATGTTAAGTTACGAGGAGTATTAATTCCTAAAGTATTAAGAAGGGCACTACTATTAGGAAGTACTACATTATTATTAGTTGTATAAATAGAAACACCTATAGAAGAAGTTATACTTATAGTAGGTTGACCACCTCCAGCAATAGAAAGATAACCAGATTGTTTCCAATCAGGTGTAAAATTTACTATTTGACCATTATTACCTGTACCAAAAGCTAATGATAATTCATTAGAAGTTCCTTGTGATTGAGAAACGTATACATTATAAGGAGTATTTAAATTTATAGGATAAGCTCCAGCTGATGAGGAATATGTTACATCATTTATTCCTATATAAGTAAAAGTTACGTTGGTTGCGGTTGTAGCTGTAGTAGCAACATTAGCATAGTTAGCATAAGATGCTGTTCCATAAAAATCAGGAGTTGAACCATTATTTGAACCTGAAATTTTAGAGGCATATAAAGTATCAGTTGAAGGATTATAATATAATCCCGAACCATCGGAACCTGAATCAAAACGAGGTTGAGCATATCCGTCAGCATTAGGATTTGGTAAACCACTTTCAGCAGCAAATAATAATCTAAAATTTTGGTTAGTAGTAGCATTATTAGTAACTTTTACAGATTGTGCTACACTACTTGTAGCTGCTGTACCTAATAAACTACCTGTAAATCCATCTTTAGATTTTACAGAACCAGTTAATGTTAATGAACCAGAAATGGTTATATCGTAAGCAACAGTACCTGTTAACGCATCAACGGATTGTGTTACATGCCATGCTTGAATTGTACTATTAGTTGTTATACCTGTTTTAGAAAGGGTTTGTGCCATATCATGAATAAATATTCAGGAATTTATTAATTGACACAATTACTTGATCAGGTTTTATAGTTTTTGTACATTCAAAATGTCTTGGTGTATCTTTATGTTCAGGACACCATTCCCAATCACCAGGATTTAACCAATGGGTATTAAAACATCCTCTACATACATTAGGATCTGAATTGAATATTCTTTCACAATCTTGGAATTCAGTATATGGTTCACTAAATCCGGAAATTAAAATAGTTGGGGTATTTAAAGCCCAAGATAACCAACTCATTCCACTACCAACACCAATAAAAGCATCAGCATATTTAATATCAACCATTCTGTTTTCTAATGGAAAATCACCTGTTTTATCTATAACATTTTTTAATGTTCCACCTAGTTTAGAATCATGCCACTTATCACCTAAAGGTTCTTGTGTAATCATAACTACTTTATAACCTTTTTCGTTTAAATAATCAATAACTGTTTGCCATCCTTTAGGATACATCCAATACTTGGCATGAGCCGAGGCATGAGGAGCAATTACAACGTATTTACCCTCTATTTGTTTACCTCTATCTTTAAAATTAACAATAGGTTTTACTTCAGTAAAAGGTAATCCTAAAATATCTGTGGAAGTTTGTTGTAAGGGAATATCTTTAAATTCACGAGGGTGTTTATTTTCAACTCGCTTATTATTTTCGTCATAAAACCAACCAACACAATACATAGCATATAAATCATGTACTCTAGTTCCTGGTTTTACGAATTCAATTTCAGGATATTTACTTTCAAACCAATCATTGTGATGGGTTGAACATATTACTTTACATTTATGTTTTTTTCTAAATTCCTCAATATAAGGAAACCATGCTAATGTATCACCTAAAGCTCCTGAATCTAGACACAAAAATACTCTTTTACCTTCGGCATTATATTTGTGTTCAAATTCTAAGTTGCCTGTAGATTTTTCAAATGCTTGAATTTTATAATTAACAAAATACTCTTTAGGAACCTTAGTCCACATATTATTATTAATAGTAGTTTGCCAAATTAATTCATCATTATCTTGGTTAATAAATTTAACCAAATATTCTTTATCATAACTTCCAGTAATTTCTAAAAAAGCACATTGTACAAAATGTACGAAAAAATTATTACTAGGTTTTTTAGGTTCAATACCTAATTTTGTTGTGTTGTTGTATTCTTTAATTAGTATATCTTTCATATATTTTTAATAACTCTTTTGAACGATTAAACCAAGATAAAGATTCAGCATGTCCTCTAGCTCGTTGTCTATAAGAATCATAATTGCTAACAATATCATCTATACCTCTTAGTAATTCAAAGAAATCACGAGGTGCTCTCCACATACCAAAAAAATCAGTTTCCAATTCAATCCAACCATTAATAGGTAAACCACAAGCGGCGGCCTCTAATATTGTTAAATTAGGATGACCAGCTTCTAATTCACTAGGATGCATAAATATGGTATGATTTTGATATAATTTTACTAAATCGTCTTGACTTGGTTCAAACACAATATCTAATCTAGGATAAGCTAATGTCCAAGGATTTTCATTAAAAAAATTCCTATTATTCCAAGGACCAGCAACTGTTATAGGAAATCCTTTTTGTGCAGCAGCAGCAATAGCTAATCCAAATCCTTTTCTATCGTGTGAACCATAACCTCCTAATCCATTATTAGCTAAACATAATAATCTGTGTTCTTCTAAGGGTGTTTCTCTTGGTACAAAAAAATCGGTATTAACACCGTGAGAAAAATATTCTACTTTATCTGTATCAAAATAATTTACTAAATAACGAGCAGGAACTAAAGATACAAGTGAATTTTCCATTGCTTGTAAATTTTCTTTATATACCTGAGATTCTTTACCATAGTAATAAGCGTGATGGTCATGGAATTGAAATATGTAAGGAATATTTCTTGCATGTAATCTATTTGCTAAATTAGCAACATGTACCATTACAATGTCGTATTGGCAATATTGGCCTGAATGGATTTCTTCTTCGTATTTAATATCTACTTCGTGTCCTAATTTTTCTAAATTACATTTAAATTCCCATACTATTTTTTCAATAGCTCCCCAAGATGGTGGTGGAATTTGGATTCCACAATTTGGATGGACTTGACAAATTTTCATTTTCTTGTAAATAACCCGTTATTTTTTAAATCTTGTGTAGATGCAAATCTTTCTTCTATTAAATTTCCTGATGTTTTATCATATATTTTAAATATAATATTATATGTTTTATTTAAATCTAAAGATAATATTCTATAAAATTCAATCTTATTTTCTACTTCAAACCATTCTTGATCAACTAAAACATCTTCATCATAAGTAAACATTTCAATTTTTTTACTATCATAACTGTTAGATATTTTAACATAAATTACAAATTCATTTTCGTTTTGTGTAGGTAAAACAGTATAATATTCTACTCTTGAATAGTCTTTATGGTCAAATTTATTTCTAGCTACATCTTCATGTACCCAATGAATATTATTAAAATCTTTAAATTTACCATAAATTAGGTTTTCTAAACTATTAGATTCAGAACCAAATTTATATTGTAAATCATCATATTGTTTACTGTTTTCTATAAAAGGTAAATTATTAGTTAAAAACTCGGGTTTGATAGCTAAAAACCAAGTCATTAATTGATTACCTTCACTAGCTACATTTTTTAAACAATAAGCAGGTTTTTTATTTAATATTTCGGATATTGAATCAATATAAGAAACATCATTTAATATGTAATCATAATTTACATAAAATAATTTTTTAATACCTATGTGCTGTGCTAAAGATGCTGCATTATAATAATTTGTATAAACTGTAGGACCATGATATACGTCATTATCATTACCTCTTAAATTGATATGTACATCGTAATTATCAAAATAAGCACGATAAGTATCATAAAAACTATGTTTAGTTAAAATGTTATTTTTGTCATAAACACAGTAATCAACTAACTCTTGTAATTCTGTTGGAACAGGAACATGAGATGTTAAAATTATTTTTCGCCCAGTTTCTTTTAATGCTAAAATACATTCTTTTGTAGTTTCAACAATACTACTTAAAACAGGATATGTTGATACAACAAATGCTTCTTCGGAAATATCAATTATAGATTTTTGTTGTAAAATTGAATCTATAATTCTACAATTTCCTTTAAAATCATCAAATTCTATATAAGATACATTTTTAAACGTATCAAAGTAATTTAAATATACTGGAAGGTTGTAAATTAATACCGGTAAATTCCATGAAATAGCTTCTCGAATTACTAAAGGCATTGTTTCTTTATCATTTTCATTTCCTCTAGAGGTAAATAAAAACAAATCCATTGCCTTATAAAAATTATCTACATCACGTCTTTCATTCCACCAAGTTATATTACTTGGTTTATTTTCCATTAAAGGTTTCCAGTAATGTTGGAAATTTTCTGCTTGATTACCTACACAATGAAATTGATATTCAGGTAATGACCTAGCATATTCAAAAAATTCTGCTTGGTTTTTTCTTGGTGTAAATAAACCAACATGCAGTACGTGTTTTTTATTAGGATCTAATCCTAAAGATTGTAGTGCTGTAGTTCTATCAGGGCGTTCCTTATATTCAATAGGATATTCAACTAACACAGCAGGAATATCAATATTTTTATATTGTTGTATCTGCCAATTAGATACAAACATAAACTTATCAGGAAAAAATTGTTTGTTTTCTGTATTATAAGATGAATCGTGTGATGTTTCTACTATGATATATTTTCTATCAGGATTATAAATTTGTTTTGCAACATCATAATCCATAAAAAACTCAGGGATTTCCTCTAAATGAACAATATCCGGTTGAACCCTGTTAATAATATTAACTATTTCATGTTTATCTTCGTATAGAGTAAAGAATTTGTTGGGATTTAACAGGTTGCGTATTTTATCTCTTTGAACCACTAATATACCACCAGTACAGTCTACCCATTCTACTAAATAGACATCAAAATCATTTTTTAATAATTCTATTTTTTTGGTTAAGTATTGAGGTAAACCACCTGTTGATAAATGGGGTGCAACAAATAACAATTTTTTCATAACAGTGTTATCAATAAATATAATAACAAAGTATTAAATTACCAAATCTATTGAGGATTTCCTACTTTACTTTGAAAATATTGTTGTAGAAATGATAATGGGTATTGATATGATTTTTTATTATAAGGAATGGGTGCAAATGGTCCTAAAGGATTTCCTATTTTGTATGAAGTTTTAACTTCTTTTGCTTTATTAAATATTTCTAATTCTAAAGCATCGCTTGCTTGATAACCTAAAAAACTATATGTTGATATCCAATTAATCATATTAATAAATAGTTAAAACAAAATCAAATCCAGCTGTATTACCCCCATAACCTGTAGCCATATCTTGTGTACTAGAACCTGCTGAATTAAGTGTTGTTGTTACTCCACCTCCATTAACTGTTGTACCTGTATATTTTGCTGAGCCATTAATAGATAAATCAGCTGTAGCTCCTGGGAAGTTTGGGGATGATGCTATTACAATTTCCCAATACGCTCTAAAAATTAAAGGAGAAACATTTGGGGTTGCAGCATCAAGAGGTCCGTAAGTTCCACCACCATTTCCTAATGTCC